CTGGAACCAGCAGAGAGTAGGTAAGCTTGAGGAGTGGAAGGAACTCAGGAACTATCTTTTTGCCACGGATACCCGTAGTACAAGCAACAGCTCCTTGCCTTGGAAGAACTCGACTACTGTTCCCAAGCTGACACAGATCAGGGATAACCTCCATGCCAACTACATGGCTGCTTTGTTCCCCCAGAACAGATGGATGAAATGGACAGGGGATGACAAGGACAGCAATGCCAAGATAAAACGTGAAGTCATTCAGGCTTACATGGAAAACAAAGTCAAGCAATCTGACTTTGAGATTACCATGTCGAAGCTTGTCTTGGATTATATCGACTACGGCAATTGCTTTGCCACTGTAGACTACGAAACTAACTACACAGAGCTTGAGGATGGTGAACTTATCCCGGCTTATATCGGTCCCAAGGTAGTCAGAATCTCCCCATATGACATCGTATTCAATCCTGTTGCTTCTGATTTCTACAAGACTCCAAAGATTATCAGATCTCTTCTGACATTTGGTGAAGTCAAGAAGATAGTCGAGGAAAGTCCTGACAAGGAATATATGTCCAAGGTCTTTGACAGGATGATTGGCACAAGGAATGCCATTCAAGGGTACTCTGACTCAGATCTGCACAAGAACGATGGCTTTGTTGTGGATGGATTTGGGTCTATCAGAGAGTATTACGAGTCTGATTATGTAGAAATCCTGACATTCTATGGGGATATCTACGACAAGTACACCAACACCCTTCTGAAGAACAGGATTATCAAGGTTGTTGACAGGTCTTATATCCTCCATGACATCCCCAATCCGTCTTGGCTAGGCAAGAGTCCTATCTTCCATGTTGGTTGGAGAGAAAGACCAGACAATTTGTATTCAATGGGTCCTCTGGATAACCTTGTTGGTATGCAGTACAGGATTGATCATCTTGAAAACCTCAGGGCTGATGTCTTTGACCAGATTGCTTTCCCTGTCTTGAAGATCAAGGGTGATGTCGAGGACTTTGACTTCCAGCCGGGGTCAAGAATCTACTGCGGTGATGAAGGGGATGTCTCCTATCTTGTCCCAGATGCCTCTGCATTGGCTGCTGATAACCAGATTGCCATGCTTGAGGGAAGGATGGAACAGCTTGCCGGGGCTCCAAGAGAAGCCATGGGTATCAGAACTCCGGGTGAGAAGACAGCATTTGAGATTAGTTCTCTCCAGAATGCAGCCGGAAGAATCTTCCAGAACAAGACACAGCATTTTGAAAAGGTCTTTGTTGAGCCTATCCTGAACTCTATGCTTGAGGCTGCAAGGCGTAACATGGATGCCTCGGATATCATCAGGGTATTTGATGATGAGCTTGGTATTGTGGTCTTTGAAACGATTACCAAGGAAGATATCACAGCCAAGGGCAAGATTATTCCGATGGGTGCCAGACACTTTGCCGAGAGGGCGCAGAGACTTCAGAATCTCCAGCAGCTTTGGCAGATCAAGGCCACTGATCCTACTGTCTCGGCTCATATGAGTGGCAAGGAGTTTGCCCGTATTCTGGCTGATGAGCTTGGTGAGAAGTCTCTGTTTGCTGAGAACGTATCTGTGTACGAGAACTACGAAACTCAGAAGACCATTCAGGAAGTTCAGCTTATTGCCAATGAAGAGAACATGATTGCAATGGAGCAAGGTATCTAAGACGGCTACGCCTAAGGAGAATATATGAAAACAATCTGGTTTATGGACCTTCCCAAAGACCAACAGGAAGGTTTCAAGAAACAGGTTTCATCTGCAAAGGATGTACTTGAGAAACTGGAAGAGATCATAAAGAGTAAGATGAAGGAAGTTGTTCTTTCAGAAGATTACGATAATCCTAGTTGGGCTTATAAACAGGCTGACAGGAACGGTTACAACAGGGCTTTGACAGAAGTCCTTAACATTCTAAAATTCTAACCTAGACCAAGAGGTGTTTATGACTGATGTTTTTACAGCCGCGACCACGGCAGAGACGACAACTGAAGAGGGTAATGCTCAGACAAACGAGTCTTACATCAATCAGTTGGTAGGAGAAGGTAAGAAGTTCAAGGATCTTGAGGCGCTTGCCAAGGGTAAGCTTGAGGCAGACAGACATATTGGTGAAATTACCAAGACACTGGATGAACTCAGGGCTGAACTTGCCAAGCAAGACTATGCCAAAAACCTTCTTGAACAGATGAGCAAGGGTTCTGAGACTAGACAGGACGATCCTCCTCCGAATACTTCTAGTTCCTCTAATGCTGAGAACACCACTCAGAGCGCGAGTGACATCGAATCCCTTGTAGAAAAGGTTATCACTGAGAAGGAAAAGAACAGGACTGTTGCCCAGAACCTTGGGGTTGTTTCTGAGGAAATGGAAAAGCAGTTCGGTGACAAGGCAGGAAATATCCTTAAGTCAAAAAGTCAGGAGCTTAATATCTCTGTGGACAGACTTAAGGAGATTGCTGCTGAATCTCCCACAGCCTTTTTCCAGTTGATTGGTGTGTCTGCCAAAAAGCCTCAGGGCATGTCAGCACCTCAGTCTTCAGTCAGAAGTGAAACCTTTAGTTCCAATTCTCAGGACCGTGACTTCGACTATTATCAGAAGCTGCGTAAAGAGAACCGGAGCTTGTACTATTCTCCCAAGATCCAGAACATGATGCTTCAGGACAGAACAAGATTGGGAGATCGTTTCTACAAAACTTAACTTATATAAGGAGAATCAGATATGTCGGGTATGACAACTGGTAATGTTTCTCTCCTTACTCGCGCAGAGGTTTGGTCGCGTGAGCTTAAGGAGATCCTTCGTGATGAGCTTATGGCTCAGACGTATGTTCGCTGGCTTCAGGAGTTCCCTGACGGCGATACGTTCAAGATCCCCTCTATCGGTCAGGCGTATGTTGATGACTACGCTGAAGACGAAGCTGTAAAGTATCGTCCTCTTGACACTGGCCAGTTCACCTTCCAGATCACTGAGTACCTTTCTTCTGGTACTTATGTGACCAAGAAGGCTGAACAGGATATGTTCTACATGAACGAGCTTGTCTCCCGGTTTGTGCCGGAGCAGGAAAGAGCGATCATGGAGCATGTCGAAGAGGCTATCCTTGGTCTTCAGTCTCAGCAGACTGCGGCCAACACCAACCTTATCAACGGCGGTAAGCACCGTTACGTTGCCACAGGTTCTTCGAATGTTATTAACGTGGCTGACTTTGCCCGTGCTAACCTTTCGCTGAATCTGGCCAATGTCTCTGCCAACAACCGTGTGGCTATCGTGGACCCGTCTGTGGCTTACACGATTGAGACATCTTCGCAGCTTGTTGGTATCAACAACAACCCGATGTTCGAGGGTATTGTCTCGACAGGTATTGCCACGGGTATGCGCTTCGTCCGTAACGTGTACGGCTTCGATGTGTACACCTCGCAGCGTCTGGCCACGATCTCTGCGGAGACTCTGGAGACGGTTAACTGCGCTGGTTTCAAGGCAAACCTGTTCTTCTCGGCTGATGCCTCTGTGGTGCCGTTTATCGGTGCTTGGAGACAGATGCCTGAAGTCGATACAGAATATAACAAGGACTTCCAGCGCACAGAGTTTGTGACCACCGCTCGTTACGGTGTCAAGCTCTATCGCCCGGAGAACCTTGTCACTGTTCTGTCGAACACCTCGGTTTAATAGGAGGATAGTATGGCTGATTGGACAAACTCTGACGGGCTTGAGGTCCGTTTCACTGGCCCTGAGGCTGGCGCTACTGGCGCTGGTGTATCTACTCTGGGTTCTGTTAAGAACCTTGTTCTTGACTTTGACTTTGCTACGGCTGTTACGGCTGCTGCGGATGGGCATGAGGCTTTCATCCCGGCTGGTTCGTATATCAAGTCTGCTACGCTGGTTGTTACAACCGCTGCTACCTCTTCAGGTACAGCCACACTGACAATCGGTCTGGCACAGAAGGACGGTACGGTTATTGATGCCGATGGTATTGATGCCACTATTGCCCTTGCTGATCTTGCGGCTGCAAAGGTTGTCAAGTGCGATGGTGCCTTGGCTGGTGGTGTTGCCTCTGTCGGGGCTAATAACGCCTACGTTTATACTGGTCCTACAACTGGTGCCAATGCCTTTACGGCGGGTGCTGGCAAGCTGGTGATCGAGTATATCGAAGTGTAATGATAGTGTCTTGGGGAGGTCTAAGGATCTCCCCTTGACAATTCTTTTGGAATTGATATAATAGTACTAACGGTCCTCCGGGGTGAACCCTTTACGGGTGTATCATAACCCCATACATAAGGGTTTTCTTAATGGCCAATGTGCAGCATAGCAGTCTTTCTGATCCTGAACTACATGAACCTAAGGGTGTTTCTACGGCTGCTGCCAATACAGTCTACCTTGCCAATGGTTCTGGCTCTGGGGCATGGACAGCAGTTAACAGAACTCCAGGTACTGGTTGGGGTCAGTATTCTAATGCAACATATGTAGGTACGAATGCCTTGGCTATCAGTACAACTGATGTACTCTTGCCATTTGATACCAACGTAAATGTTACACAGCTTCCTATTTCCCTTACAGGTTCTACCACAAGTCTTATGAACCTTGGTACAGAAACTCTCCAGTTTGTTTCTGCCGGGGATCTGCATTCCATCACCTTTACCTTTTCTGTCTACTCAATTGTTGGTAATCCTACAATAATTGATCTTAAGCTTTATGGTTCTT